ACGACTTTGGTGTGGCCGGAAGTCGTGGCCGCGCTCATCGTCATGTCCGTCAAGATGCCGTTCGTCGGCTGGAGGAACGTGCCCACATAGTTCCCGGCGGAAGCGCCCGAGATATACGCGCTGGTGCGGAAGCCATAGACCTGGATGCGGCCGTAAGAACTGTCCGTCAGCGAGGCGTCGGTGATCCCGGCGAAAAGGCCCGAGAGACTGCCCGACTTGGCGGCGGTGAACGAGTTACCGTCCGTCGCCGTCACCACGTCCCATTCCACGGGGATCCCGGCCGAAACCGTCGCCCCCGTGATATTGCGACCCGAAATGAAAATCTTCTCGGCGTCGTTTCGATTCAGCTGTGCGAATTCCATATGCTGCCTCCTATATTTAGCGGCTTTCGCCGCCGACCGTCTGGTGGACGGCTACTTGGTTACTTGAACCTGATGGTGAAGGTTCCATTCGTCACGGCCCCCAAGTGATAGACCGTGACAACGTTGGTGCCAAGCCCGGAGGTCGGGATGCGATTCTGATAGGGCCCCGAGGACAAGTTCTGGTGGAACTCAGCGTCCAAAGCGACGCTCCCCACCGTGATCGTCCCCGCAGCATCTCCCACAGAAGCGCTCCAATTCCCCCGCACGACATTAACGGACCCGGCATTTTCCCGGACGACGTTCGTGGTGGCGAAGGCCATGTTTGTTCCTCCTTAGGCGGCGTTGCTGGTCGTCTTGCCCAGCTTCCGGCGATAGCAGGTCGCCAGCGCGCAGGTGAGCAGGATATGCCCCACCTTTGCATCCTGGTTGGCCGGCCGCACGAACCCCGTGAAGAGGAAGTCCGTGGATTTGCTCACATAGAACTTGAGCGCGTCGGAGTTGAGGACATAGATCACGCCGCTGGTACCCTGCACGCTCCACATCCAGGGGATCTCCTTGAAGGTCAGGTTGGAGCTGAGCCCCAGATCGCCCTTATTGCTTTGGAAGCGATACTGAGGAACCAGCGTCCCTTCATAAGCCTCGATGGAGGTCTGGTCGGAGAGCAGCAAGTCCGGCATGCCGACGGGGTTTTTCTTGTTGAGGGTGTTGATCGTATTGACCAACTGCGTGCGGCCAATACCTGTCGCCCAAGAACCCGCCGCGTTCACCGTGGAAGTCCACCAACTGTTGGAGGTCCCGGAGATCTGTCCCTCAGTGCCAGAACCCAAGACGATGTTCGGCAGAGAACGCAGATCATTGGTGCCGGGAGAAGCCTTGAAGATGTCAGTCTCCAGGAGATTGCGAATGGCTCCCTCAGACTGTTTCTTCTTGGTCTCCAGCGCATCAGCCAGGGCGTAATCTCCCTGAGTCGCATCCCGCTCGGTAAACCCGTCGATGGTCACCGGGCATTCATACTGTTTCCAGACCCATTGATCGCGGGTCAGCCCGTCAACCGGCGCAACGTTCAGGATCTCATAGCGCGCATAAGAACCAGCGCCAGCATTGCCCCCATACATCAGGCCGTGCGAGATCGACGCTCCGCCCTTCAACGACTTCTTGCCGGTGGAGTAAAGCCAACCAAGGGCGGTGTTCTCGCTGAACACGTTGTCCTTGATCTCGGGAATCATGTTGCTCCAGGCAAGCGTCAGGGTTTCGTCAACGTTGCCCGGACCGTAAGTCAGTAGCGTGGGTGCCGCCATTTAATGCCTCCTATTTATCGTTGGACGGCGATCCCCTTCTTGGCCATTTGCAGAGCTTCCAGCGCATCTTTGGGGCGCTCATTGCTGAACCTGGTGGCGGCGATGTTGGAGGGAGGCGTGGTGCTATTCCTCACCTTTTGCATCAACTGCCCCTTGCCCGCTTTCACGCCTTCTTCATAGATGCCGTCATACACGGCCTTGGCGGCCTTATAACCGTTCTCAAGCTTTTCCTCGGGCGAGTTGCCCGGGGCAAGCTCGACAGCGGTCCGCAGCAGATCGTAGGTGCCGGCTTGGGCGTGGGTGCCGAGCGACAAATTGGAGAGCTTGTCAAACTCGGGATGTAACTTTTCACCCTTCTCATCCACAGCCTCGGCGAAAGCGTTAATGGAATCCAACGCCTTCGTCGTCCGAATCTCCGCCGCCGTCATTGCATGCTCTCTTTTCAGTTTTTCGACTTCCTGAAGGAGCTTGGCGTTCGGATCGTTCGGATCCACGTTCTGCTGCCGGGCCCTCGCATTTTGCTCCTCGACATATTCGTTCCAGCGCTTCACGAACTCCTCTTGCTGGACGATCTGGTCGTAGGTTTGCGCCTTGGTCCTATATGGCTCTAACTCTTTGGCCAGACGGGATTTCACCGTTTCTTCAACTTTCGTGGTCTTCTCTTTGAAGCCACGGAGCATGTTGTCGTACACGCTCTTGAGCTGCGGAGGCAAAGTTTTCGGGTCGACATTCCCGAACATCTCTTCAACGGATGCGCTCTGCCCATTCGCTTCACCGTTGAGTTGAGCCGTCCCATTCACGCCGGCGGGTTCCGTTGCCGGGGTCGCCGCCGAAGCGCTTACTGGGGTCGGGCTCGAAATTGTGGGGTCCATTTTTTCTCCTCAGGTGGCCATGCTTCTGGCCAACCGCTCTCTCTTTTTTTTGACCTCTGATGCGAAATCCGACGCGGAGGACTCGCTGACGCCTGCTGAGACCTTCTTCACCACGGGCGAGGCGGTCTTGAGCTTGCCGCGTTTATACGCCAGCACCATGCCGAAGAGCCGGCGCTGGGCTTCACTACTGGCCGGCACCGGGGACCCCTTGAGGCTCTTGCATGGACTGCTCTTCGCCCAAAAGAGCATCCATCTGCGCCGAGAGCTTCATCACGGCCTGATGGATCTGCTCGATTTTGGCGTCCACGCCGCCGCCTTGCGGCCTGTCCCCGACGCTGGGCTGCCTGGGCTGCGCGGGTTGCCCCGCCATCGATGCCGCAATGCCCATACGCTTCATGTCCATGAGTCCTCCAAATTAATTGACATACAATGTTTCACATGAAACATTTAAAGCTATTTCTATGATCGCGGCCGTTTCGGTTTCACTCGTTTACCCACGGTGGCCCTCCTTTATGATCCTCAGAAATTCTTGCCGTCGAACGTCGGCGCCCATCTGCCGCACTCGCTGCAAGGCCTGTTGCGCGGATAATCCTCGGTTTTCCACTCGATTGCTGAGGATGCTTGCCGGGGCCCCGCGCTGTCTATCTCCCGCCTCGATAAGTCCGCGTTCTTTGAGATAGCGGGCTTTTTCTCCTCGGGATCCGAAGACGCGCGGCTTGCCAGTATGAGCATCGTCAGCCAACCCCTCTTCCGGCTTCCCATCCCAATAGATGTCAGGAGATCCCCCAATCGAGGACCCTCCGCAGATGTTGCACGTCTGGACCTTTTCCGTTTCGCCTTTTTCATTTTTGGGCCATCTCGTAAATGTCGCATAAGCCCTCTGGCCGCATCCCTCGCAAATCACGGTCGCGCTCCGACGGGCTCCGCCGGCTGGGGCGGTATAAGCTGATTCATCACGTGCTGCTCCCGCATGATGTCCGCTTCCGCCGTGAGTTTGTCCGTTTGCGCCACATTCTTGGCGGCCTGCGCCCGATCCTTGATCTGCCCGGCCTGCGCCGTCTGGGCCTCGGCCTGCTGCTGTTGCTGCATGGCCTGCTGCTCTTCTTTATAGGCATCAGTCAGACGCTTCATGTCGAAGGCTTCCAACATCTCGGTGATCACGGCCGTCAGAAGGGGAGAGGGCCCATTGGGCGAAATATTGCCGAGAGTCTGAAGGACGTTCTCTAGGATTTGAAGCTTGGTTTCGCGGTTGAGAGGAAGCGTGGACCCAGCCTTCACTTCCACGTCGTATTCACCCTCAATCTCTGCGGGTGTAAAAGTCACGCTGCGGGTTATGGGGTCGTAGTTATGGCCCAAGGCTTGGATCACTTCTTCGGGCGTATCGCCGGTGACCGTCATCAGCGTGGGCAGGTCATAGTTGGCCTTCATATGGGCCATCATGTGACGGGCGATGTTCTCTTGGTGGGTTTCAAAGCGATCGATCTTCCGATCGGTCCTGCCCTTCGCGCCCTGCTTGATCAATTCCAATTCGCCGATCGTCCGCGTGTTCGTCTTGGTGACGCCGCCACGATCAATTTCAGGCTGACCGTTCACGTTATTTTCGATCTGGGACAGCCGGTCCAAGATGAGATAGAAGTCGGTGGGAAGTTGCCCGAAGTCCAATAACTTGACATTTGCCGCGAGATCGCCGCTGCCGGTGTTGTTGATAATGGCGCCATCGTCGCCGCGCTCGAACTGATCCAGGCTCTCGTCGGAAATAGTGCCCTGCTTGACAATCATCTGCCGATTCCATCGCTTGACATGATTAACCGCGCTCGCCAAGATCACCATCTTTTCCAAGATCTGGCTTTCCCAAGGCGCAATCGCCGACATGGGCCGGCTCTTGCCAGCAGAAAGATAATCCCAATACATCAGGAAAGGAAACTCGTCGAGGTAGGGCGGCCAAGGCTTGGGATCTTGAAGATATTTTTCCTTCAATCCCTCCGCCAAAAGATAGATCTGCTTGGATTCGGAATCCCACACCTCCCACATCACCACCACTTTGATGTCGTCTTTGTAAAGAGCGTTCCGAAGAGAAACCTCGTCCACTTCTGGATGGTTCACGCCTTCGATCGTGGCGGCGTTGGGATATTTCTTCTTGACCCATTCCAACGGCTTGACAATGCGCTGGGCCATCCAAACACAATCCTTGGGAGGCCGCTTGGCCCCGATGTTCCAAAGAACGTCGCGCCAGTCCACCCGCATCGAGTAAAGCTCCTGGCTGGTGATATGAAGATCGTCGCCGTCCCCCTCAGACTCTATGTTCATGCCCACCTTGTGCCACCCAAAACCCACCAAGTCCTTGTCGATGATCTCCAGATCCGTCTCTTCTTTTGTCCGGAGATGGCGCCATTCCTGGTTGATAGCCACCTCCCAAAGCTTCGCCCCTTCTACCGTCCCCGTCCTTGGATTGACGGAAAGATAGGGGTCACGGTTGTTCATGACAGCTATGTCGGCCTGAACATAGGCGAACACTTCGTTGATGGGAGGAACGGGGATTTTGCCCTTGAGACCATTGAAGAAAAGATCGAACTTCCCGTTATATTCGTCGATGAACCGTTTTGCGCCGGACTCGCTCTCCCATTGCTCATGCGACTTTTTGGCGATGGTGATCCGGTCCATCCAACGGCTCACCTCTTTGCCGGCGTCCGTTGATGGGGCGGTAGTCTGTTCGGCGGTATAAGTCGCGTCAGACATTCTTCTTCCCCAGACAGTCCCTACAAATCGGTTCGGAATATCGCGGCCAAGCGCCGCGATCCTCCGCGCTCGCAAAGTCATACTGCTGATCGTCCCCAATCTTCATCAGGAGCCCACGGCCACAGATCCCGCAGGGGAAATACTTCGTCGGGAACTCATACTGGATCGAAGGCATCAGCAGTTCCTGTCGAACAAATTCCACAGCAACAGAAAAAGAATCACGCCGAAAGACCCCGAGATAAATCCGGCGCCGAAAGAGAAAAGAAAATGGTTGATCGTCTCACTGCCCATAATTGAAGAACTCCCGGAACGGACGGTTAAACCGATGGGCCTGACGCTCCACAAATTCCCAGGTCCCCGGCTCCATGCCCTTCTGCGGCATCCCCACGCCAGGGCTCAAAAGCGGCAGACACATCGCCATCGCGTCCACGATATCGTCGTGCCGGCCCTTGGGAAACGTCAGAAGCTCGATCTCCAGGTCCTTCCCCTCCATCCATTTCGCGTGATACATCTCCATGCGGCGGTAAAATGGCTCAAGACTCTTGATCCGGTTTTCTTTACTCTTGTCGGGGCCGGTGCGGATCTCTTCGACGGGGAAATATTGCTTGCGGCGGCGCATCTCTTCTTCGACGGAAAGCTTGAGCGTCCGCTGAAACCCGTTCACCTCCATCCCCACCTGGAACGGCTTCCACTTCGCTTGCATGTCGAAAATGTTGTTGACGATGTCGGTGGGGGTCCAGTGACCGCGCGTATAATCCAGGACGTAAATCGAATAGTTCTTGTCCATCCCCAGGACCACACAGGCCGTATAGTCGGCCTCGGTCCTCTGCGAAATCGCCAGGTCCACGGCCATCGCCACATACAATCCCTCCGGCCGCTGGCCCCAATACTTGAACATCTCCTTCTTGAAGACCGCGTTTTCCGACGAGATGGGCATGTTCATATACTGGGCCTGAAACTCATCTAAGGGCATGCTGGCCTTTAGATGGTCGATGTAGTCCATGCAGTTCTCTTCGGGGGCCGGGATCCAGTCCTTCTTCTTCTCGTCGAAACGCTTGGAGAAATGCTGGGGAAAAATAATCCTTCCCTTTTCCACTACCTGGCGAATCATAATGTCGAAATATTTTCGCTCCTTCTCGAAAATGACGGAGAAGGTATCGTCCAAATGCCAGCGCGTCCCAATCTCAATTAATGTCCCGCCGGGCTCCAATAGATTGATCATCGATCGACGGAAACGCTTGGTCTTTTCCCGCTGCTCTGGCGTCTGTGAATTCTGAAGGCCCGTCAGGTCGTCAAGGATGATGAGATCAAAGTGGCCGCCCGTCTGCTCCGCTTCCACGCCCGTCGTCATCACCGTCGGTTCCTTCTGAGGCCGGGTCCTCTGGCGGACAATGATGTCGTCCTGGTTCCACCGAGGACTTACGAACTCGCCAAATAAATACTTCAACTGGGACCCCTCCAACTGTCCTTTGATCTCGCTTAAGAATCTCCTCGACATGTCCCATATCTGATTGGCGATGAGCACCCTGATGTTCGGATTCTGAAGAATCTTTTGGATCGTGAACCCAATGGTCACGAACGTCGACTTCAAATGACCACGGGGCAGGAGAATGGCCTTCTTCTTGCTGGGCCGACGAAGGAAAATCTCCAGATGGTCGTGCAGGCCATGCAGGCTCTTCTGGTCCGCGCTCATCCGATAGTCCCAGTCCTTATATCCCAAAAACCCCGTGCACAAATAATGAAGGCTCTTCTTCGCCAGCTCGGCCACCTGAAGCAGCCGAGGGTCCCGGTCCGCTGGCTTGCTGACACGATCGCTGATCATTCGCAGGGACTCCCCGTATTCATGGCCTTCGCCAAAGGCCGCCCCGCCGGCCGCCGCACCCTCTTGCGCTCCTTCTTCTCCACCCTCGCCCCAGCCCGCGCCACCACCAGCTGGTCCTCTAAACTCTTCACCTGATCCTGAAGCAGATAAACCTGCAAACCCAAAGATTCCTTCTCCCCCCGACAAGCATCAATAGGCACAGCCTTCGCCCTCGCACAGGCCCCAGCCAAAAGCAGAAATATCAACAGCATGAACATGCTGAGGATGAACCTCATCTCTTCCCCCGTCGCCGGGACTTAAGGGGCCTTGCCGGGCATTCTGGGGCCCTTCCCGTTGATCCTGTCGTGGCACAGTCAGAAGAACTCGATGTGGTGTAGGTCCAGTGGCCGAAGGGCAACGGAACATTCTTCCCAAGAGGAGCAATAGACCAGGTGAGATAGGCCTCAATCGTCTGAAGCTTGGCCTCCAAAACCTTGATCCGAGCCCCTAAAACCAATAGCTCGTTGGCTTGGGCCTCGATGCAATGGCGTAGGACCTCTAGAGAAATGGGCTTTTTCTTGGAGAGGCGTTGGGGAGAGGTCATGGAAGGGGGGCCTTTTTGTGGGACGTAGTCGGGTGAAGGGGAATACCATAGACTCCCCCCCGGCCCTGGGGTTTTTGGCCAGGATTCCGAAGTAATTCTTTTGTCCGGCCCGGAGAAAAAACGTCCAGGACGCGGAGCATTCTTCCTAAGAAGAACGCCGCTCCGTCGAGGAATGGAGGATATGCGGGGGAAATCACTGCCCGGGGCCCTCTAGCTGCATATTGGCACTCTCAACCTCACCAGATTCCATCGCCACATCAATAACCGCATCCCGATTGACCACATTTGGAATAGATTGAAAGTCAAGCTTTATCGTAATATTATTGTCATTTTGCTTTAATTCTCGCGCATATCGCTCCGGGCGAAGGGCCCGTAACTGGAAGATTCGCTCTAGAGTCGCCCTGGGTTCCATCGCTTGCGCCCGGCTCATCCATTCCAGGTTTTCCGCATAGTCCTCTACGGCCTGACGGACCGCCGCGTCAAAGGCCTTGTCAGTTCGCCGGTGATGATGGACAGTATGGGGAGAAATCCCAAGAGTTTGACAGGTAGGAAGCAAACGAAAGTCATTTGCCCGCAAAGCCTCAATGAAAACCTGCTTCTTTGTTGCGTCAAATGCGTCTAAATATCCTCGATTCTCCATAAACCCCGTTGCCGGGTCTATCGTATGATTAGGGATGAACCTCGGATCACGCCTAACAGGCCGTGTCGTGTGTGTCGGGCCGGCGCCTACCCCTTCCATCTATCCCCACCTTCCGCGCCCGGATTCCCCTTTCGTCGGGCGCTGGGTATAATGAGTCATTTTGATCACTGGTAAGTGCCAGTGTCAAAAGGAAAAAAAAGAGTCTCCCTCTCTTTCTTTTCTCTGCCGAAATGGGAAGGCTTTCGTTTGCCTTCCGACGTCTTACCAGTGGCCGGTGAGGAATGACTCGGGGGAATCCTTCATCAGGCGTCCTAAGCTATCGCCGTTATAGGAGAGGTCCCAACCTTCCCGGACTTGTGAGAAGAGCCTCGGCGGCTCTGGAACAGGGGTCTCCGACGTTGCAAGCGTTTTGACGTGGCCCCACGCTTCCGTCATTTATTAACCGGGTTAGGCGGACCGATTGGGTCATTCCCGGGAGTCTCTGAGACTTGATTAAGAGTCTTTGAGACTCGGCAAGTAAAATCATAGAGCACGGGAGAGAAAATGTCAAGGGGGGCGAATGGGCTGCTTTTGGGGCCTTCACGAAACCATTGACTTTCCAGGAATGTTGATTTATCCGTCGTAGGATTACAAATGAGACTGAGTCTCATTATGTAACCGTCTGGTAATTCTTTTCTGGCGGGCCTTTCCCTACAAGAATAAAACCCTTGACGCCCGAGTTGATTTGACATAAACTAGGGATGCGAGAAAGGAATGGCGGGGCCCGAGTTATTCCCCCCGACGGAAAGAAGGCCCCGCGCCTTTCTCGCGCCGTCGGGGGATTTTTTTGGAGCAGAAGCAAAGCGCGCAAAAAGGGAGTCTGACCATGAAAGAAATCCTGTTGATTGTGGGGTTGTTGTTGTCGTCGTATGTCGCGGGGTGTTTTGTGGAGGTCAAGGCCGTTGAGCATACGCGGCGGGACGTGGAGAAGGTGATGCGCGGGATGGGGAATTAAGATGGATTGCCCTTCTTGCGGAGGCCCGTTGTTTCTGATGGGCGTTTTGGGGCGGCGCGTGTGGCTGCGCTGCGCGGATTGTGGGGCGGAGGCGTCGCGGTTCGGGGAGGATGAGGTCTTGAGTGCGGTTGCTGCCCTAGAGGAGGCCGCCAATGGTTAAGCCCACCGACGCTAAGCATACGCCGACGCCGTGGCGGGTTTCTGAATGGGATAACACGATTGAGATTGGAACCCCTGACGATGGTTTCGGCACTCAACCGCGCTGGACCATTTGGAATTCCGCTACGACAACCTCAACCCGCACATTAAACCCTGGCCCGTCCCCGGCGCCGATAAGCCCATTCGGGTTTGCAACGTCCGGCCTATGCGCAACTGGGGGACGGTATTTGTATGGACAAAGGACAGCTTCCGGCGCATGGGGGAACGGGCCGCGCTGAAATATTCCGTTCACGTGAAGCATTAACCGCCTTTCACGGCGGCAAAAACGATCAGCACAACACGCCTAACACGGCGCGAAGTTAAAAGCCAGGGGGGGGGGGGATCAAATGGTCAAACCAGGGAAAGAGCATATTATCATTCACGTCGAGGGCGGCGTATGTGAATACGCCGAAAGCAAGGGAGTCCGCGTCTACTTCTTCGACTGGGATAATCTGGGGCAGGCCGAAGACGTGGAGGCGCTGAACGACGCCATAGAAGACGCCGAGGGAATGCCCGGAGGTGGACGGAGAGACATACTTGCGCGGTTGCACGCCCTCAAAAAGGGAATGGAGGAGGCCCGCCATGCCTAAACCCCCCACAAAAGGCTATCGCCTAACGGTGGAGTTCATCGCCTTAAATGATGAACCAATGGACCTTGACCTGGAAAGCATCCGGAACTATATCAGCACGATAACGGCATCCGTGGCTTTCGGCAAACGGCAAGAGAAGATTGCCGCTGATGTATTGCGGTGGAGACGCCGCGCTATCAAGACCTTAGAGGAGACCGATCATGCCTAAATCAAAGGTTCCCATCCGGCGCACCACCAAGATAACTCTACATGTCGACACCGCCGACCAAAAAACAATCCTCTTCCTACGCAGCCTACTGGGAGACCTCGTGGAATGTCTGCGCTCCGACCAGGGCCTCAGCGTCTTCTACGAACAAACCAAAGAGGCGCGGCCGGAGGAATTCAGAATGGACGAGGAGGAGCGCCATGCCTAAGCCCTGCGACAACTGCGACGACAGCGACGGATGGGTAACAATCTCCGTTCCCTGCCCGGTGTGCCGTGGCGACGGGAAGCTGCCGCCGTCGGACGCCTATAACTCGCTGCCGGAAATCCTCGAAGGGATCGAAAGGGCTTACAGCATGATCCAGCGCTTTCGGGACTATACGCCGAAAGGGGCGGGCGTCACGCTCCCCGATGTTCAAAATGTTCTGTTCCGTGCTCTCTACATTGCGGGCGTCGCGGACGGGCTCAAGGAGTCCGACCATGCCTGAGGAAAAGAAAGAAGCTATTCACACGCCAGGCCCGTGGATCTCAAAGAAGATGGGAGAACGCTATTACATAGACGTGGACAATTCCGCGCCGCCTTTTAATAAGCATCAAGGAATTGCCAGCGTCCATGTTCAGATGGTCAATGCGGAGGCAAACGCCTACCTCATCTCCTCCGCTCCGGACCTCCTGAAATCCCTGGAACATCTCGCCGGATTAGCTGACGGCCGCGTCAATGGCGATGACAACGATGAGATGGGGACATGGGCGGAGGCATTATTGGAGGCCCAAGAGGCTATCCGCAAAGCCAAAGCATTTCGCCGATTGGGTCGATAGATTTTCTTAAAAGGATAGGAAGGAGGACGCGCATATCTAAAACCGCCGCCATACACCACACCGCCGTCTGGATGGCAACACGCGCTCTTGTCCCATATGGCTACAAGATCATGAAAAGGAATCTTCCCAACGAGAAGCGCGTGATTCTCTCTTGCGGGGAAGAACAAATTGAAATCATATTGAGGAGGACAAAATCCAATGGACAAAAAGCCCTTTGATGACCAAATACGCGACCGGGGGAGATGGGCCGCCGTCATTTTCTATATGCTGCTGTTTGGCATCACGGCGTGGTACGTTCTGACCCATCTTGACGAGATGGCGTTAATGTAGATTTTTAGGGAGACCGCATGAAGAAGAAAGATACTCTATCCGCCAAAGAGATGAAAGAGAAAAAGCGCGCCTATTTCCGCGCTTATTTCCAGCGCCCCGGCATGAAAGAAAAACGGCGGGCGTATTATCACCGGCCGGAGGTAAAATCAAAAGTCCGGGCTTACTATCAACGCCCGGACGTGCAAGCGCGGATTAAGGAATACAATCGGCGTCCCGACGTAAAGGCGCGGCATCGGGCGTACTATCATCGCCCCGCAACAAAGGCGCGGGTCAAGGCCTACTACCATCGTCCGGATATCAAAGCCAAGCGTCTAGCCGCCAACAGAAAGCGGCAACAGGAAATCAAGGCAGCGCTAATTATTTATCGGCAACAGATGGGGAAGTGAAGATGGCGAATGATCTGAATCCATCTTATACTTACAAGATCGCTTCATAATGGGGAGGGGGCCATGATAAAATCCGGCGATTACATCCGGGAGAAAACAACGGGGCATCTTTGCCGCGTGACGTGGACAACGCCGAGCGGGCTTTCAACTATTCGGTTCCATGATGGCGCATATCATTTCGTGAAGCGCCAAGAGGCGCAAAAAGTTTTGAAGCTTTCTCATTATCCCGGCGATCCGGAGGTATTGGAGGAAACGGCGGCATGAGGGACGATGATATGGCTTTCTCAGGGGGCGGGCCGACAATAACACGTCTCGCGCCCGACGGCGCGAGGGAGGGGCCCATCGCAATTGATTTTCTCTTGGCGACGGGTTATACTTCCTCGCCGCCCCAAAGGGAAAGGGTTAAACCTGCCGGGCCGTCAGGCCCTCGGTCGGGCTCCGCCCTGCGCGCCCAATGGGGCGGCAATTTTAGGAGGATGCGAGGGGCATAAAAGAGGATGCGGAGAAATATATAGAGATGAAAGCGAAGCGGCGCGCCTACCTCCAGCGGCCGGACGTGAAAGCGAGGCGGCGGGTGAAATATAAAAAGTATCGAACTAAAATTAAAGCCGCTCTCGCTTTTTATTTGAAACATGGAGGGAGGTAATATGAAGGTGGTTTGTCTCTCCGACACCCACGGCGCCCATAATGAGATTACGCTTCCCCACGGCGACCTTCTGATCCATGCCGGCGATTTTACGAACGTCGGCTATGAAAGCGAAATTATTGCTTTTAACTCCTGGCTCCATAAGCAGCCCTTTGCCCATAAGGTTGTGGTGGCGGGCAATCATGATTGCCTTTTTGAGACGGACAGGAAGATGGCGGAAGTCCTCCTCTCCTCTGCCATTTACCTCCAAGACAATGAGATTACCATTAACGGCGTCCGCATTTATGGCACGCCCTGGACCCCGATGTTCAATAACTGGGCTTTTATGAAAGAGGACGTGGGGTTAGAAGAACGGTTCCGGATAATCCCGGACGGCCTGGACATTCTTATCTCCCACGGCCCGGCCAAGACCATCCTCGACCGGGACAATTCCGGCATGAGCGTGGGATCTGGGGCTCTTCTTTCTCGGCTCCTCAACATGAAAAAGAAGCCTCGTTTCCATATTTTCGGCCATATTCATGAGTCCTACGGACAGAGGGAAGAGGATGGGACCACACACTTCAATGTCTCCATTAATGAGTGGCCCCACATCAACAAGCCGATTGTTTTAGAGTTTTAAGAGTAGACAAAAGCACTGCGCGCAAAAGGAGCCCGAACCATGACCAGCAAACCGAAGTTGAACAAGAAGTTGAAACCTGTTTCCATCTTCACCCAGTGGTTCTATGACATGCTGGGCCCCAAGAAGGTGCAAGAAATTCTTGGGAGCAAGTTTCAAGTGAAAGATGAGGTTAACACGATCCGTCTTCAGTGCTACATCCCGAAGACTCTTTATATTTGTCTGAGCGCGCTCGGCGCTTTTCAAACCTCGGAATCGGAGTTCTTCGTGGCGATGGGCTCGGAATACGCCGACAAAAAGATTCAGGAGTTGATTAAAAACTCCGATGTAAAAGGTCCGCTCACGGAGGCCCACTAATGTCTTCCATCTATCAACGCGGGAAAAAGGGTTTCTGGCACTATGTCTCCAACGACGGCCAGTCTCGCAGCACGAAAACCGCTGATGAAAAGATGGCGCGAATGCTCCAAAACAGGTGGGACAAGCAAGCCCTCTATTCCTCCTCCGGGATGGTGAATCCGGACATGACATGGGGCGAGTTCAGGGAGGAATACTTCGCGCTCTACGGCACGAACGCGGAGAGTTCTTTTATCAAGCTCAAGATCGCGGTGAAGAACTTCGAGAGGATCGTGAACGTGGGAGACCTCACTAAAATGATCTCCATCCTCCCCGCCCGATGCGAATTCTGGCAGGCGAAACGGGCGACGGAGATTTCTCCCCGCTCCGTTGGGGCTGAGCAAAAATATCTCTCGCCCATGCTCCATAAAGCGTTTCAACGTGGTTACACCGAGCGGGACGCGTTCGGGGACATGAAGCCCCTCAGGTTCGCCACCACCGAAAAGCACAAGCTCATACCCGACGAGGTCCAGACTTTCCTCGACAAGCTGGCAAAGCAGTTTCCCCAACACGCCTTCGCTGGGCGGTTTTTCTATGAGCTGGGGATGCGAGTGCGGGAGGGCGTCCATCAACGCATTGAGGATGTGAACTTCCAGCGCGGCATGCTCAAAGTGGCGAACCATGCGAAGGCCTGTATTTGTCATCAGTGCGGGAGTCAGGGGAAAGGCTGGACTACCAAGAACAAGCGGGAGCGATGTATTCCTATTTCCCCCGCCCTCCAAATGGAACTCTTGGCCCGTTTCCAAACGCAGAAGACTGATGTTATATTCCCCGTCAAGGAGAATGCCATTGGCCGGGCTTTTAAGAACGTATTGGACTCTATGGGCATCAAGAAAGCCCGCACCCATATCTTCCGCCATGCTTTCATCGATGATCTGCGACGCGCAGGCGTGGACGAGAAGACCATCAAGGTCCTCGCAGGGCATTCCGATTCTTCTGTGACGGAGGGGTATATGCACGTGGATGATGGCGAACTTCACGCGGCGATGGAAAAGCTTTGGCAGTGGCGCAAGGAGCAAATCACAAAACTCAATCGTGCGCCACAGACATTCGGCGGATTTCAGGTGATTACCGCAGCCTAATTAAATTGCGGGCTCGATGGGGAAAAAGAAGGGCCGAGGTCTATAGCCCCGGCCCTCTTTTTTGTCCACCCCAGGCGCCCGCATGCCCCGGCCCACCACCCTCTTTTTACAACCGCATAGAACGTCGTCCGGATTGGGAATAGCAGTATACATCTATCTTGTCGGGCGGCACAATGAGAATTTTCTGGGATAAATCATCAAAGCGGACAGAATAATGGTAGCCAAAGAAGGTGAGGGTTTTTGTAATGGCGTGCTGAAGAGAAAGGATGTCTTTGCGTTCCCAGACGTTATTGCCTGGGGGGAGCTGGACCATGATTCGTTCTCCGGGGCTGCTTTTGCTGACCATCTCCACCACCTGAAGACAGAACGGGTCCGGCTGGAAATCCGCGCCCTGGCCGCGTGTGGGGCGGCTTTTGTTGAGGATGAAGTTTGCTTCTTCTTCGGTGAGGATATGCGGGGTAAATGTGCGGCGCCATTCGAGTGGCTTTTCTTCGGGGAGGAGCTGGACGATTTGGGGTTTGGGAAGAGGCGGGGCGAACGGGACGAGGCGGTCATATCTAAGCTCTTCATTGTGAGAGAGAAGATAGTGAATGAATTGGCGGTCAAGCGCCCCGCTCCTCTCGTCTCTCTTTACCTTCCCCCGGCCAACCGCCGCCAGAACTGTTAGGATCTTGGCCCCGGGATAAACCCTCACATAAAGCCGAACGTTTCCCATCCATACGCGCCGAATCTTTTTTAGCTCGCCCATCTGGAGATAGGCGGGATAGTTCGGGTTCTCGGCCACATGTAGCAGTCGGCTCTTGATGTCGTCTAGGGTGTGCGGCGCATAGAGCAGGTCTTCATCGACCCACTTCCCCTTTTCAACCAGGACGTTCCAATCCCCGAGGCTCACGCCGCCCCCTCTTTCTTTCGGGACCCGAATATGGCCTCATAGTTTTTTGCCGGCACGATAAGGAAGCCTTTCTCTTCTTCCGAATAACGCACCCGAAAGCCGAAGTCATTCTGGGAATAATTGGAGTTAAGTTGGATTACGATTTTCTTGCGGTCTGCGATGGGAATCTCGGCGCCATTTTCACTGGTGCATGGAATGATAAACCATTTAGCCCCAGCGGAAACCTGTCGATTGATTTCGGTGGTCAACTCCGCAAAAGCCCCTTGCCGACTGCCTTTTTGCATGCTCAAAAGAAGCATGGCTCGCTGCTCGTCAATCCTCTTTGTGCCGCCAGCCTTTACTTTTTTGATCATTATTCCCTCCCTTTTGAGGTTCTAAAAACGAAAATTATGATAACTCGAATCAAGCGGCATGTCAAGAATGGTTCTGGTCCATAAAATTCAAATGGCGCATTTTCGGTGAAGCTGGCCGCTGTATCATGACCCTTTCGGCCCTCCTTGTTGCGAGAGACTCAACGCGCCTAACGATCCCCTTACCGGGTGGGGCTTCAACCCACAACCACCGCGCGATGCGCAGGCTCTATCTGCGTGGCCGTCCTCACTGAGGCAATCTCCACCAGCATGGGTCTTTTCTTTCATTGACCCTTTGAGTTACCGGTAAATCGGCCGGCGGTTCGCGCTACGCACTCGCCGCCGGCTTTTCTTGCGGGCCGGATTCGAACCGGGCTTTACAGCAACGGCCAGATTTAGCGGGACTGGCTCCCTATCTTTCAGCATGTTCGCACCCCATCACGCCGCCGCAAGGACTTAGGAAGTTGATCCTCCGGAACCCCGCGCATTCTGGCCCAATTGATTTTGGGCCCGCCCAGCTCTTCCCGGAGATCGTCGCGCATGGCGCGGTGGAGCCCCTGGCGAAAGCATTTGACATGGGACCAAAAGATCTGGGTTTGGTGCTCGCCGCGCCCCTCTATATGGACGCCACAGGGATCGGTCTTGGTTTTCTGGATCCCCCGGGCGCAGAAGCAGCAAGAATAGACGAATCGAAGCCCTTTTTTCACAATTCCCTCGCAAATTTAGAATTCCTCGACGGAAGAGCATTCTACCACTGAACTACGCCCGCCTATTTTCCGAGTCTCGACGACAACTCGGTCTTTCGATCATCTACCGACGGTAAAAACTCGCTTTTGCAAAACCAGTACCCGAGTCATTATGAGCGCATTTTCCGCATTTAGGCGCGCATGTGTACCGCAAATTCACCGCAAATCCTGTTACCATTCTGTTGCATCCTATCACTTTTTATCCCATCCCACCAGCTGCGCCGCCAGGTTTTCCACCTCTTTTTTGACGTAAGAGGCGTCCCGGTAGACGTTGCCTGAGGGCGCATGGGGAAAAGTGCATCCGCGCATGAAAGCGACTTCAAAAGCCTGCATTCGCGGGGCAAGATCCATGAAATGGCTACAATCAAATCCCAACCACCAAATCTTATCAGGTTGTCCTGGCTGGGGAGTATGGCAAACATAACCCTGGCAAAAGTCACTGTAGGTCAGGCCGCCATGAACATCAGGTTCCGGATCGAGGTCGCCATACTCCTTTCCATATAGAGCATGATCCGGCCCAATGCCCACATAACCGCACCAACTTCCCGTGACCGCCATGTTTCTTACCATTAAACACGGCAAACCCTCATGTTCCCATTCCAGCCGGTCTGGTTCATCTTGCCAGGGGCCGGGCCCCCAATTCTTCTTATCGTTGAATGGATCCTCTTTTCCCATAGCCCGTCCTCCGTTTCAAAGCCTCCACCACAGAAGCCAGGGGGGCAAACTGTGGCGGGGGTAAATTATTTATGGGGCGGCATTCTACCATTATTCCGATTGACGCTTGTATACTTCACAAACCCAGGCTTTTGACCGTCTGAGGGCGTTCCCGCCTACTTCTTCTGCTTCCGTTTCTGTTTTTTGAACCCCGGCTTCAATTCCTCCGGCATCGGACCCGTCCCAAGTAGGGCCTCCGCAATATCCTTGACGCTCAGAGGGTGAAGGCTCACGCGGTCTTTTTTCTTCTTCGGCTTACCGCCCGTCTCGTGGTTCATTCCAGGCCCCTTTATTTATCTTCTCATCCGTGGTTGACAGAGCCACGTAGATGTGAATATAATGTCGCCATGAAGAGTCCATACCAGTTGATGAGGGCTGACATCATCGCCCGCTCAAAGGCCAAACTGGAAGAAGATTTGGCCGCACTTGATCGCCTTTCCGGAAAGGACACCAGGGCAAAATCCTCTGGCAAGGCCAGGGGCAAACCCAGGCCGTCGGAGACGAATGGCGACGGGCCGCCGACGTTGCCCTTCGTTGACGCTGAACCCAAGGGATACGGAGGGTTCAAGCCGCTCATTTCGGAGATCATCAAAAATCTAACCGGCGAATTCACCGCATCAACCGTGATGGAGGTGTTCAAGCGCCTCCACCCAGACAAGATGAAAAAGCGGAATGTCTTTTCAACGACCCTTCTTCGCATGAAGGGCAAGGAGATTCGTCACGTCCGCACCGACGGGCGCGAGTTCATCTACGAGAGCATAAAGTAGAAACCCCCGACACCGCTTTAGACTTAGCGATGTCGGGGGTCATCAAATGCCCGTGTGCTGGAACTGGAATACAGGACTGCCCTGCAAGCAGTTGAGCCTGTAATACGGTTCATGGGGGTTCAAGTCCCCCCACGGGCACTCTTTTACCGATAGTCTGGACGTAGCGCGAGGTTGTAGACGCCGTTCCATCACATGGAAATGGTCTCGCGTGCAGGTAAGCGTGCTAGCACACGCCTTCCCGCGTCCAGCTATCGGCATTCTAACTGATCCGCCAGATGTTTTCAAGTGTAATCTTTGTAACTTCACATTGCATCCCTATACATTAGCCTCTTGTCCTCAACTTGATGCAATGCCTGAATCATGCGGTCCTCGTCCTTCATACCCCTAGAATTCCAGCGGAAGTTGAATTCGTCGCAATACCGCTGAAAAGGAAGATCGCTCCCAAAATCGTAATAGTTATTGGAACGTTTTCATTCATGACTTCTTCCCCCTCTTCCCAAATCTGACTACAGAGCCTTTCCGAACTTCAAGCGGTGGAACAAAGTGGACTTTTGTTTCTTGCCTTCCTGTTCTCCATGCGATCATTGAAATAGAGCCCGTCTTAACAACCATAAAATTAGGACCTCTCTTTAAATCCACGTTATAAACTATTGGCTCCGTTCTGAGATTCCAACAAAGCCAGATCAGCAGGAAGATCATTGTTTCCCTCTCATTCCTCTACCAACTGGGACAAGTCTGAACTCGCGGATTTCGCCTTGTTTGAGCCCGAAAGATTCATCTAACTCTCCCAAATGATGCGCGAATCTATTGAAGGAAATAAAGCTTCCATCATCTCCCCTCACGGGCTCCTTACTCCATACATCTACACCGGAAAATAGGTCATGAGCGTCCCGTGTGATCCACATCCTGAGAAGCTTTTTCATCGCCTAGACCTTCTCTCCACCATCCCGCGAATTTCAGCGGCGATTTTGTAGGAAGGTTTGATTTTCATTTTCCCGTCCCGGAGAGATTCCCATTTTATTTTCTCAGCATCATCAACGATTCGCGCCGCTCTTTCACAAATCATTCGAACTGCCTCTATCGCCTTACAACATGGACACACGGTCGGAGGTTTGTCATCATGGGCCTCACAAAAAACCTCCTTCCACCGTCTCACCCGGTTCATTGCCTTTTGCACTTTTATAAAGAACATTGCGTCCCCACAAAGGCTATGCGTCCCCTCAATAGCCGCCAATGCCCACTTCTTAGGAATTAAATCGTCACGCATCATTTTCTCCCCGGGCTGAATCTCTTCATAATAATCCCATTGACGAGCCGATAATTCGTTGCCCTTCGGCTGGCTGTATATTTTGAGATGCCATATTTCTCGGCAACCTGGCGCAAGCTTTTTGCTTTCGCCCAAAACCGAATAAAGTCTTCGATGTCGGCCATCTGGTCTTCAATAGACTTCAATCCCACACGATTAAGCTCTTTAACAACTCTTTTCGTGATGGTGTAGGGAGCAATTCCAAACCGTTTGACTTTCACTCCCCGTTTTCTTAAAGAATAAGCTTTCTGTCTTGCGTAAACCGGACTCATTTTTAATTTCTTCGCCACCTCTGCGATAGAGTGGGCCCTATTCCAGGTCACAATGAAAATCTTATGGTTGAAAAAGATCTTGTCCTGTTCCGTAATATTGCGAAGACGAAGGTCGGTATTGTCGATCATGGGCGTATGGATTTGATCCCATTTTGGTGGAGTCTATTATGGCGACGATTATTAAAGAGTTTCAGCGGGATCTTATACATTTTCCGATAGAGGGAGGCCCGTGCGCTGGCCCTATCTTTGGACATATTAAATCTCTTCGCCACCTCTTCAAGAGTCCTTGCCTTAGCCCAAAAAGAAATAAATTCATCCGGTGTCCCAATGTCAGCAATGGCCGGTTTAATTTGATTGTCACAGAGCCGGCGAAGCTGCTTAATCATATGTTGGGGTATATAGGAAAGGGTTTCCCGGAACCTCTTGAGACTGATTCCCCAGCGATTGCGTAAATGCGCGGCCTTGGAAACGATTTGTTTCTTTGTGAGGTTCAATTTCTTAATGACATCTTGCAAGGTCTTCGCTCTTTGCCAGGTAACGATGAATATTTTGTGGTTGTAGAAGGCCCGGTCCTGGTCCGTGATGTTCCGCAAACGCAGATCATCATTATTGAAAGGCTGGGCCCCCTTCAAAAGTACGCGCGTTTTTTTCATTGTCTCCCCCTGTTATTATACTTCTCAGACAAATCCAGCAGGTCCTAATCTTTCAATCGCACATCCGGCGCCCGATGCGGCGCCTCCTCTCCAATCTTTCTTAAATAAAGTTTCTTGTCTCGGGTGATAACCACCGCCCCCAGCTCATGCCGACGGATTTGGTGCCATAGAACCGATCGCAACGGGCCCACCCTCTCCGGCGGCACTTCTACCTGAACGAATTCGCCGGGCTTCATAGTCAGGATTTTGTCCAGGATTATCCGGACCTGCTGGTCGCGATAGGGCCGAGGAATATTCCAGGGCTCAATGTTAATAAATTTCAGGTTCGGGTTTTCCACGCCTTGCCCTTTTATCTCTGTAAATTTGGCGTAAATAGGCTTGACAGCCCATTCAGGCCGAGTTAGACTGACTGCGCTCTTTTAGCAGCTTTTAACGGGAAAGTCAAAAGTCATCGAGTCGGAGAGATTTAATTCATGGACACCGAAACCGCCGCCGTCGTCGAAAACGCCCCGCTGCCGCCCGAGGGGTATATCACCTTCAACGAGGTCGCCAGAGAACTCCGCTGTTCCCCTGATACGCTCCGCCGCCATTTCATTCAGGGAAAGCTCGACGAGATCGAGTGGGTGGACTTCTTCGGCAATAACAAGCTCTGCGCCACCCGCGAATCCTTCGACGAGTTCAAGCGGCTGCGTCTGCAAGAGACCAAGAAGGTCTATACCCAGTCCCTCGCAAAGTCAAGGGTCCAAGCAAAAACTGGCGTCATCCGTCAAGCCTAAAATGGGGCCTGAATGGGATGAGAGCGCTTGGCGGGAACGGCTATTCGCCGCCCTCGCCAAAATTCCCCTCGATCCTCCTCCCGAGCGGGAGATGGAGCCAGGGAGCGATTTTTACTGCAACACCTGCGACAGCGGTTATTGCACTTGCCTTAAGGAGGCGTCATGAGCTGGGAGAGCATTAAAGAAAACGATTCTGAGTTCACCGGCAAGATCGAGGCCGGGAAAAGTATCCGCATCCACATCCTCGGCGGAGAACCCGAGAAGCGCGTTACCCACTTCATCAAGAACGCCCCGCAACCCTGTGGTGGGAAAGACTGCGAACTCTGCACTGCCGGCGAAAAGCGCCGTATCTCCTTCACCATCCAGGTCTTCAATTTCGAAACCAAGAAAGAGCAGAAAATGGAACAGGGCATCATGGTCTTCAAACAGATCGCCAAGATCCGTGACGCCTACGCCGGCGACCTGAATGGCGTCGACCTCGTCATCAGCCGCGAGGGCGCCGGGCCCACGGACACTAAATACACTGTCGTCCCCGTTCCCACCAAGTTCCACGCCGACATGCTAAAGAAGGAGACGGTCCCCTTCTAATGAAGGACTCCGACCGCTACTACAATATCCCCGGCGTCGGGAGGCTGCCCAGCGTCACGACGATCCTCTCCGTCATCGCCAAGCCCGCGCTCTACGCCTGGCAGGCCAAGCAGGGCAGCCTCAAGGCGAAGAACGTCATGGAGCGGCTACGGGAAATGTCCCCCTACCTCCACGACGCTCTCAAGAAGGAATTCGGGGACGCCTTCTTCAAGGATGGCTACCACCAGGCGGCAGAGGCGGCGGACTATGGCAAGCAGGCCCATTCCATCATCGAGAACATTCTGAAGCGGGATGAGCCCGTGACCGACACCGTCTGGTTGGCGCCGGAAACGCCGGCGCCCGTCGTGAACGCGGTCAATCAATTCGTGGGATGGCGTCAGAAGACCGATTTCAAGATCATCAGGGCCGAGTCCATGATCTACTCCAAGAAGTTCGGCTACGCCGGCACCTGTGACGCCATCGGCGAAACGAAATATGGGGTCACCCTCCTAGACTGGAAAACCAGTAAGGGCATTTATCCCGAATATTCTCTGCAAACCGTGGCCTATAAATACGCGGCGGAAGAGATGAGCAGCGAACGGATCCCGAACATCATGATCTGCCGCTTCGGTAAGGATGGCAGCTTCGAGGACTATACCGTTCCTCAACGGCAACATCCGGACCTCTTCGACCGATTCATCGATGCCAAGAGATTGTGGGAATGGCAACGACAACAGGAAGCCGCTTAAAGGAGAAAAACGATGACGATGCCCTGGTGGTGCACCGCCCAAAAGGGCGCGCTGAACAAATCCGTCCCCACTCTCTCACCCCTCCGCCTTTATGTGGCGGACCCGCCCGACTTCACCCATGACTTCGAGGAATGGTGTTGCGCCCGGGAACAGCTCTGGGCCATCCAGAAGAAATTGGTGGACAGGGTGAGCTTGACGAATTAAAGAATACGATTTAGACTTTGGCTAACTCGACGTGGCCAAACGCGGGGCGCGCATACGATATCACGCGCATGTTTAAGAAAGGGGGAATATGGACATCAAGACGGATGACAAGCTCAAAAAGAAATTGAAGGATGATTTCAAAAAAATGGAACTCGAATCGGGCGGTCCCATGTGGGTCAAGGTCACGCTGACTGAGGATGGCCTCATCATCGATTCCAAGGGCATCCCCACAGACGCCATGCCCATGCTCTTTCTCTCCATCGCCCATGCGGCTTCCACCGGCAATATCAAGCCGTTGGTGTCGCCTCAAACCATTAATTAAATCAAGGCCTGCCTCAACCATTCCACCGCCGCGCCCGATCTGATATGGCTGTCGGCCACCCGAAACACTCTCCATCCCCCCAACGTGGCCGTGTTGTATTTCTCACAATCCGCCATAAATGCGGTGGGGCGGTTGTGCCGTCCGTTCACCCAAATACCGCCCTCCACTTCCATCGCCACCCTCTTCTGCGGCCAGCAGAAATCAAAGCGCCATTTGCGTTGCGGATGGAACCGATATTCCCTCACGGGCATCGGAATTTTATAAATGCGGATTTGAAAGTCCAGCTCGTCCTCAAGCTGCGACATTCTGATCCATGCCGTCCCGTAGCGCCCAAAGTCCCAGCGCCTCCAACAACTTAAATACGTCCGGCGGGATCACCACCGGATGTCCCAAGAGCGGGCCCACCTTCTGCACAATTACCACCAACACCCCGATCCAGGCAATGACCTTTGTCTTAGAGATGCCCCATTTCGTCAGATCCGCATCGATCCTTTTTCCGATCATCTTCACCAACCACATCTTGAGCGTTTC